GTTGACGAAATCAACAATGCGAACCGGCAGGGTGTTGGTCGTAGCGATGCTGGAGGCGTCGAGCGCAACACCGGAATTGATGTTGGCGCCAGAGTTACCAGCAACCGTCTGGATCAGAGCCGCGTTGCAGCCCAGAGCCGTTTGCGCGAGGGTATCGTCAGCCTGGATCTGGAACAGCGCGTCCGGGTCATCCACGACATAGCCCTGGATGTCAGAGGCAGTGTTGCCGGAGGTGTAGTTCTGACGAAACACCTTCCCGTAGGTCGGGTCGGTGAACGTGCAGCCCACAAACACACCAACAAAGCCAAAGCCGCCACCCGTAGAGGTAACAGTCGTGGCAGTGGTGGTCGCATTAAAGCGCGCCAGATAACCACGGGTAGAACCCGTGTTGGTGATGATCACCGGATCACCGTACTGAATGTTCACAGCGTAGCTGGCAGGAATCGCATAAAGGCGAGTCGAACCCGCAAACCCTTGACCACCCAGCAGGTTAATCGGGCGAAGCCCGTACGGAGCAAGCGTCGAAGCCATATTCCGTTACCTTTCTAGGATTTGGTTGAGAATACAGGACAAGAGATTATTCCCTTGGCCCACGGCCGAACGTGGTCCGAGAGGAACGCTCTGGTTTCAGCAGCGGCATCCTCGGATCGTTCTCGCGCATAAGGTTGTTGTCCACGCTATCCATCTGCTGCTGCGCCATATTCCCGTAATAGGCCTCGCGTTGCTTAGCCATGTGTTCCGGGATTTTGCAGAGAAGGAGACCACCAACCTCGACATTGCCTTTGAAGCGTCCGTCTTGGTTGCTGTACAGCATAAGCTCAGGATGATCCTCAGCACGAACAGGCACATAGCCTTCGCGTAGCTGTTTGCTGACATTGGTGTTATCCGCATTGTTCATCATAGATGTACGGACCCAGCGGTAGACATACCCAGGCTCGGGCTTAGGATCAGGAAGGATCGAAGGGGGCTTCCATGAGGTGGGCCGAAACTCGTGGTCTCGGGTCTCAAGGTCGCGGGGGGTGCGGTCAACCATTTGAACCGTAATCCTTCATGTACTGAGCCACATATTGCTCTGGGGTTAAGCCGAAGCGGCGCGCCAGGGATACCTGGGTTGGGGTTAGACGCACTTTGCTGACTGTCTTTGTGGTCCTGCTTGCGGGTGCCACAACAGTCGAAGCTCTGGCCGTCACGTCAATTTCCGGCTCAGGAGATTTGAAGTACTCCGGGAAGCGCTTTTGAACACGCTTGTTAATCTCATCGAAGTACTGATCGCTTGTCGGATCAATGCGCCTATCGCGGATCAGCATGTCACTGACTGCGTAAGCATAACCCGTCATTTCTTTCTCAAGCTCACCATTGGCTTCAAACCACTGGTTCTGAGATGCCCAGGCAACAGCCTTGCTATCAGGCTGTGGTTGGCGTTTTGGAGCCTCATACCTAGGCTCTTCATATGCTGGCGGCACATAGGTTGAATACCGCTCATGCTCATTGACCAGCCTCTGCAAGCGCTCCTGATGTTCAATGAACTGGGAAGTTTCACCAGCTTCCCAGGCCTCCTTCATCATGCGCTTGGTGGCATTGATCTCGGATTCAGCCCGTGTCTTGGCCTGATCAACAGCGAACTTCTCTGTGTTGCCAGCCAACTGCCGGAAGCGCTTGTTCTCTTCAACAAGCCTTTCCGCAAATTTCAGAGCCTCATCACGCTCTTTGGCCGCAGCTTCTTTAGCCCGCCGCTCAGCGTGGGTCTTGAAGGACATCTCCTTAATTCGACGCTGAACATCTTCCTTGTAATGGGAGATCTCATCATCGTTGACAGAGATATCTTCATCGCTCTCGGTCTTTTCTGGTGCGACATACTTGCCCCGGTCTTGTTCCGGGGTGTCGTCCACCACTTCAACCTCAAACTCTTTATCTTCGTTTTGGGTCTCGCTCATGCGCGTGAAACTCCCCGGGGATCTTCAACAACCGCTTCAACGGTGTCGTCATTGATCAAACGGAACTCGCGGCCATGGATCCTGATCCGGGTGCCGCTGTATGCACGGAAGACGACCCAATCGCCTTCTTTGCACCAAGGTCCGTTGGGGAATTTCTTTTCGTCCTGATAGGCGAGATCACCCAGCTTCAGGACAAACCCTACCACAGTGGCAAGGGATTCATTGGTACGGACCTGATCCGGCAGATAAATGCCGCCATCGGTCTGTTCTTCCAGAACTGGAAGCGCAATCAACATCTTAAAACCTTTGGGTTCCGGGAGTTGCTTGGCTCCTCGGACTTCTCCTTCAGGCATTTTAATATCTACGTTTAGCATATTCATCCTTTGGCGCACTGTCAGGGTCGTGCGATACCCAGCACCCACAATGGGCGATTAGTCTTGCTCTTTCAGTTTCTCATTTAGATCGAGCAATTCTCTTTCGGCTTTCGCCAAACCTTCAATGATACCAACAAGATACCTGTAGTCTGCCCAATCGGCGGCAGACCCAGTGGCAATATGATCAGCACAGTCATTCATGAGTGTCCTGATCTTTGACCTTAAATAGTCTAGTACATTGTCAGTGACGATAGCCATTAACGATTCCTCATAAGATCAACGCCAGCCTTGAATGCGTCAAGCTTTATTTTCGCATTGTCATAATCACCGCGCTGATCATTGGTTTGCTTCTGCGATGCAGCCTTGATTCCAGCATTCACACCAGCAATACGTTCTTGCGACTTAATACGCTCAAGTTCAATTTGTTGCTGCTGTTGTTTTAAGCGAAGGTCTTCTTGATCTTTCATCGCTTTACGCTGAACTTCTTGCTGCTTGATTTGAAGATCCTGCATCTGCGCCTGAACCACAGGATCTTGCATCTTCTGCTGCATTTCCTTCTGCTGGACTTCAGCCTGATCCTTCTGGAGCAATCGTGCCGCAGCATCAGACATAAGCTTGGAGAGTTGAACTTCGATGTCTTCAGGTAGGTGTTCATCCACCGGAGGAAGCTCAACGCCAAGCTGCTTCTCAATCTCTTTGCGATACTGGAAGCCAATGTGTTCATTGATGTGCGCCATAGCAGCAGCCTGGATCTGGCTCGCCATGGGGGACTGACCAACCAATTGCAGGATTTTGGGATCCTGCATGGCTGACATATGAACTTGGATGTGTGCCTCGTGATCCTGATACAGGAACGCCTTAACAGGTTTACCAGAGAGAATGGCCATGTTTTCCGAAACGGGGTCCATTGGCTTCTTATCATTTTGGTCTGGAATGATTTTAGCTGGATCCTGAATACCCAGAACCAGAAGCATCTGCCTGTGCAACTCAGGAAGGTCATACATCTGGGGTGCCTGCTGTGCGAGTTGCAGTGCCGCCTGATACTGCACTACGCGCTGAGACAGGGACGCCGCATTAGGATCAGTGACGGGGATCACATCAATCCGCCCATCGTAATCATCCGTGCGGGTGGCATCCATATCGGTCTCGTACTCGTATGGGCCTTCCATATGGGTACGGATGATATCCACCAGCAGATCAAGCTCCTGCTTCATTGAGGCATGGAGCCGGGCCTGAACCGCCGACATCACCTTCATGGCGCGCTCCATAAGCGCCAGGGTGGTGCCGACAGGAGCGTTCTGATTGGCGTCACCAATCTGAAGATCAGCAATAGAAGCAAACCGCCGACCTTCCTCAACCAAGCCACCCAGGAGGGTGGCAAGAACCTGAGATGGTTCCTTGTATGGGAGGAAGGTGATGCTGTCCTTAATCGCCCCGGACGGCACATCCACATCTCGGAACTCGCCCGGCATCAGCGGAGTGCTGTCGCCCTTAATGCGAAGACCACGGGCCTTGAGACCCGCCGGGAGATTGGAGAGAGTGCCAGCATCAACAAGCTGACGGAGGATCGAGGTCGCGGATTTGGCGATACCACCAATCAGGTGGATCAAGCCAAACGGGTAGAACCCAAACCCAGGGATATATCCATACTGAACGAAGTGCTGACGCTTGATCTTGAATGGGTCGTCTTGCTTCCAATTGCGGTAGATTGAGAGAACCTTACCCGTGGATTTCTCAACGGTAACTACATACGGCAATGCAATCCCGGTCTCTTCGCCGTCCTTGCCAATATCTTCATAGCCAGGAAGATCAAGATCAACGTGCATTTCAAGAAGGATATGGCGGTCATCCATATCCGTGAGTTCTTCTCCAGAGAGTTTATCCTTTGCTCGCTGGATTTCATTCCGGTCAGGGACCGGGGAAGAGAGATCAATATCCCGGTAGAAACCCATCACCTGTAGCTTGCGGATTTCGTTGGGATGCTTCCGCATGATGTGGGTGTAGCGGGTGGCGGTCTGAAGATCAGTGGCGCCATAAGGCGCGACAAAGTCTTCCGCTGGCACATACACCGAGGTGGGACGACCAAGGGTAGGATCAAAGTAGACCTTCTTGAATGCCGCGCCTGCGAGAGGAAGAGCAAACAGCATACGCTCATGCTCGTTCCGGTACTCGGTCATCCTCTCGGTCATCATGTAGTTCAGGTCTTCTTTGACACGCTGTGCCTGACGCTCACGCTCCGGGGTCAAACGACCAACGATCTTGGTCTTAACCGGACCACCAGCCGGGAAGGTCTCCATGATAGCCTGAGACTGAAACCGCACCGCAGCTTCAGCCAAGATCGGGTGGAACACACCACAGGCACCCGGCCAGGGGGAGGAACGGTCTTCGATCTTTAAGCCAAGAAGATCTAATCCCTTTTTGTAAGTGTCTTCCCAATCCTGCCGGGAGCGGCTGTCAGATTCAAAATCACCAATGAGTTCATTGCCGAGAGCGCCAAGATCCCGCTCATCCATATGGTCAGCAAGGTTGGTGCTGAAGTCAGGCATGAGTTGTTGAGACAACTCTGGTCCGAGAATAACAATCGCGCCTCCGTCCTCGGTTTCAATCGAAACCGCATCAGGGTTCACGATTTCCACCTCAATACCCGGCTCACCGGGATTCCCTAGAGGATTGAAGGCCTTATCTACGGACACTGTATATCCCCTTAATAATATTCAACTCGGCGCATCGGAACATCTTCTTCTTCATAATCAGCCGGAAGACGGACAAATCCGCCTTGGCGATACCGCATGAGTGCCATGACAACACTATCAACATAGTCATCATGCGTCCCATTCGGGAAAGAAGCACACTCCTCAATCACCTCATCCGCCCACCGGGTTTCAGGACACCAGACCATCCCAGAAGAGAACATGTCGGTGACGCTGTTGGCCCTCATGATCTTGTCCCCGGACGCCCTGGTAGGGGTGGCACGAGCTTTTAGTGCCGGGAACTCCATGCGTTCTTTGAATGCATCAAGAAGAATAATATTACTTCTTGCATCCCCGTTGTCATCTTCATGGTCAAAGATACCCCACACTGTGATTGCAGTGTAGTCAGAACGGTTGTTCTTTGTGAATGCGGTGTCGGCAGAGACAATCACATACTCGTAATTGGGTGGTCGGTTAGCTTCCCAACGCCTCCACCACTCCCGTTTGAGGATGGCACCCTGCTCATTGGTGGGCTGCTGTTGGTACTGAGCATTCCACTTCGAGGGAGGCAGTTCATTTTTGAGCGCCTCAAGAGCTTCCTTGCTCCAGTACCCAGGCCAGAGGGGATTGCCGGATGGCATAATGGCCGGAAGCTCAATCACTTCCCACTCAGATACCCCGTCACGATCCATGGAGGATTGAACCAAACGCCCGGTGAGATCCCGCTTACCCCAGCGGGTCATCACGATCACAATGCGGGCATCAGGCTGCAAACGCTGGCGAGGGCCGGAGGTGTACCAATCGAAGACCTTGTCATAGACAGACGGGTCATCCATGGCTTGGATGGCCTGCTGTTCAGTGTGAGGGTCATCAATGATGAACAGATCCGCACCCTTACCAGCGATAGCACCGCCAACACCCACCGCGAAGTACACGCCACCCTTGGAGGTGTGCCAGCGTCCAGCGGCCTTGCTGTCGGACTGAAGTTTGATGTCATCGAAAATTAGTTTGTAATCTTCACTGTCAATTAGGTTTCTAACCTTACGGCCGAAATCCACAGCCAGTTCTGCGGTGTGGGTTGCCTGGATGATCTTAGATCCTGGGTTCTTACCCATAAACCACGCAGGCAATAAATACGAAGCAAACTCAGACTTGGTGTGCCGG